GTTTCTTGCTGTACTTCCTCCTCCGATCTTAGGTTCTTTAGCTAGTCTTGATACTTCCTTGTAATCATCAAGACCTTTAATAGCAGAAGCGTCCAACCTTTCCTCGCCAGAAAGAATTTCTAATTTATTACGAATTTCTTCAGCATTATCATTAACTTTTAAATTTATTTTCTTCCAAGTCATATTATTTGTTTAAAAATTCTTCTAATTGTTCTTTTGTATTATTATGTTTTCCATACTTTTTATGAAATTCTATATGTGATTCTTTAGATAAAGTAATGCCATTATCTATTGCTAACCTTAATTCTGGAAAATCTGCAAAGTTGTTTATGTGATGGACTACTAATCTACCACCTATTTGCCCTGTCTTTTGACAGGTAAAATTATCTCTTTCAAAACAAGACTTACGCCATAGTTTATATTCAAAAGATTTTCTTAATTGTTCATTTTCAGAATATTCTTTCATCTTACCCCCTTTCCAAAAATGAGATTTATCTCCTTTTCTAGCTAATTTACCGCCATAATTCCAATGATTTTTTCCACTTATTTTTGGAATACTTTTACCTTTACACCAAGGAATCATTCCCTTCTTAAAAGCATTCTTTGGAATAATTCCTGTTTTTATACCTTTATGCCAAGGAATATGTCCTTTTTTAAATTCCATTATTGGATGTTTACCTTTCATCCAACTGTTTTCACTAATTTTTCTTTTAGATTCTTCTGAGTGTTTTTTACCCTTAAAAGAACTTGGTTTTCCTTTATGAGATAAACTAAGTTTTTTCCTTGTTTCTTCAGAAGCTTTAAATCCTTTTTTAGACATATTTTTATTCGTATATATACGTTTCTCCTGTATCTTCTACTATCATTATATCACCTTTTTCAGCTTCTGGTAAATCTTTTTTAAATGTTTTTTCATAAAATATCTTATTTCCTTCTCTTGTTTTTTCTCCCTCTGGTATTTCACTAATACTCTGGTCAATCATTCCCTTAACTTCCTTGTCGGTAATAATCTTAGGTTTGTTAGTCACTCTATCCCATTTAATAGGTTCACGATCTAAAGACTCTACAAACTGTTTAGCTTGAGATACTGTCTGATTAACTACTTTTACTGCTTCTTCTTTGGTTTGTTTTAAGTCCTTAATAAGTCCATCGGTTGTCTTGATAAAACTAACCATTTCAGCATTGTTTACCACTAAACCTTCATCAATAGCACTTTTAACAGAGTTATCTTCAGTCTTTCTAGCAATATATTCGTCGTATTTAAAACCTTGCTCACCTAAAAAGTTAGAAATTGCTCTTTCAATAGTTAATTCAAACTGGGGAGAAGATATATCTACTCCTTTTTCAGTAGAATAATCAGTTATTTGTTTAACTAATTTTTCTATGGGTATTTTTAATTTACGAAACTGCTGTATAGTCATAATGGGGATAATTATGTTGACTTATTAAATGATTGGTTTATAATAGGGGTAATATGATATTATTTTTAATCGGATTAGTAATATTAGCGTGTATAATAGGGGCAGAAGCAACTATCTCTCTTATCGTTCTGGGGTTATTTATTCTGTTGTTTATTAACTTCTGGTACATATTCGTTATAGGTTGGATTATTTACTGTATTTTAGTTATTTTTTCAAAGAAGGCATAGCATTTTTATTTGAATAATACTCTATCAATTCTCTTAATGCTCTTCTCTGATCAATAATATTAGGAGTACCAACTTCGGATACATATTTTAAAGCCCCTGGAATACCTCCTCCAACGGCTGATTTAATTCCTCCCGTAAAACCTGCTTCTGGTATGGTTTCTGGATATAATTTTCTTAATTCTTGAGCAAATAAAATAATATCTTTAGGGGAAGCATCTTTATATCCTAAAGTTCTAGCTAAAGTATCCATTTCATCAGCTATTGCTTCATAAACTGGGGAGCTTTGAGATTCTCCAAAAATTCTTCTTAAATTAACCTTAGCAAACTCTCCTTGATCTGCTACTTTCGTTACATTAAAATTAGGAGTTTTCAAAATACTATCTTCAATATCATCAGTTAATTTAATTAACTTACTATACTTCTGATTTAAAGCTTTTAATTCTGGAGAAAATTCTCCTAGTTTGCTACTATAAACATCTCTAAATGTTTGGAATAAATTCTTTGTTCCTTCTGGTGTTTGAATTACTATATCACCAAGACCTTCAAATCTAGATTCTCTTTGTAATTTACTGAATAATTCATCTTTAGCTTTTATTTGAGCAGGTGATAAAACATCTCCACCTTCGTTAGCTAATTTATATAATTGTTCTATTTTAGTTCTTTCGGCAGGAGTAAATTTAGTTCCAGAAAAATCCATATTAGATTCAACTTTTAATCCTCCGGCACTATCAGATATAACAGGTTGTTTATTGATAATTATTCCTTGAGAAGATAATGTATCATCAAGATTATTTTTAACATCGGTAATATCTATCTTTTCTGTTTTAGACAATTGATTTATCTTATCTCCAATTTCTTTTCCTATTTTTTTCTTTTGAGCATTGATAATATCGTATTGTTTTACAGCTAAATCACCTCCTACTATTGTGGGTTGTTTTTTAACTCCTAAAGTTTTAGGAGATTCTTCAGCAATATCTAATACTTTTTTATATGCTTGTTTAGTTGCATAATCTGATTCAGAAATTGTGTTAATAATTCTATCATCTAAATTAGATTTAATAGCTTTTTGAACGGCTGGAGCAGATGTTTTTATTCTTTCAGCTCTAACTGCTGCTTTCTCTAATGCTTCAGAACCTCTATTTACAGCCCTTGGTATTCTTTCAGCAAATTCTCCTCCAACTTGAGTTATAGCACTTAATGGTTTAGTAATTGTTTCTACTGCTTTTTCTCCAGTCTTAATAGCCTGTTCAGTACCTTCTTTTAATGCTCCTACAGTTGCTTTACCTCCAGCTATTCCTTCTTCTACTGCTTTCTTACCAGCCTTACCTCCAACTAAAAGCATAGCAATATCTGTAACTGCTTCAGCATCTTTAGCTAAATCAGGGTTCTGTTCAGCCCATTGTTTATATTTTTCAGCAGCACCTGATAAATCATTAAAGACAGTATTAAAAGATTCGTCTTGACCTAAAAAGTCTTTAGCTTTTTGTATTCCTGAACCAATCATTCCTGTTAGTCCAGTCTTTTCCATTACCTGAACGATAGGACTAAAAGCAGTTTTAGCTACTTGTCCTGTTGATCTTAATGCAAATTCTCCTATTCCTCTCGCTTTTTCTAGTGGAGTAGCATTAGCAGATTCAGAAAGTAATTCTTTTCCTTCATCACCAATATTTTTACCCATTTGAACAATATCTCCAGCAACTCCCTTAATTACTTCTCCAGTTCCACCGATAACATTTTCAACCATTCCTTTTTCGGGTTCTGCTTGTTTCTGTAAGTTCTGCCTAACTGCATTATTATCAACACCCTCTAAATCATAACCACGAGTAATTAAGCCATCTAAAATAGCCTTCTTATCAGTTCCTATTGGAGCATTCTTTAATATTGTTTCAACTTGTGATTTTGTTAATTGTGCCATATTATTTGATATTATATACAGAATAAGGATTACTTGTTCCATTTAAAGCAGAATCAACTGTATCTAAATAACTTGTTACTGGAACTCCACCAGAAGCTTTTAATGCTCTTTCTGTTAAATTTTTAATTGTTTTAAGTTCATCTTTAAATGCTTTTTGATTGATATTATATCCTAAAACATTACCAACCTTATCTTTAATAGCCCAAGTACCTATCTTAGTTGCTGCACTCTGTAACATTATTCTTTCTTGGTCTGATAAAGCACCAAGAGTTCCACCAGCCTTTTTAAGATTTATCAATGTATCAAGAGTATCTTTAGAAACTAACTGTTGAACTGAACCTATAAAATTTTGAGTATTACCAGTAAATACTGTTAATGGATCTCCACGAGAGAATATATTAGTTCCTACGGCTGGTAAATCTCCTTTAATTAAAGTATCAAGAGTATTTATTTTATCTTGTAATCCTAATATTTGATTTTCTTTTTGTATCTCAATTTCTTCTGGAGTAGTTGCAGTTGCTTTGGGAACTAAATCCTGTTGAGCTTTCTGTATCTGTAACTCTTTCAACTTTTTATCCAATTCAGCAGTTGGATTAACTATTTTAGCCTGTAAATTAGCCACATCTTGAGTATATGTCTTTGACTTAGGGTCTAGTGCTGTGATTTGACTAGCAATATCTGCTTGACCATTGTCCATGGCTTCTTTAGCGATTGCTTTAGCATTCTTGATAGCATCTTGCTTTTCTTGATATGCTCTATCTTCTATTTTAGTCTGTGCGTCTAACTTAGCCTTTTCTTCAGCTGTAGCATACTGGTAAACTTTATCTCTTAAGTCTTTATTGTAGTTGTAAACTTGAGTATCGTAATCAGACTGTAGTTTAAATAAAGTATTAAGTTTGTCAGTGGCAGCAGTTAGATTGCCTTGTGCTGCTGATAATTGAGCTTGTAAAGGTAAAGCCTTAATCGCTGCTTGTCTATTAACTTCTTGTTGTTGTCTGTTAAGGAAACCTGAAGTAGAGATAGCACCTCCCATTTTAGTTGGGTCTTCTAATCCTAAAGTCTGTGTAGTTGCTTCTGCATTTATTGCTTGTAGTTGAGAAGTAATATCATTAACTAGCTTACTCTTATCTTCAATTCCTGAAGCACCATAAGCTTGATTATAGGCTGTAATTGGATTAGTTGGAGCTGAACTTCCTGTAATGTACTTCATCCAAGACGGTTCTTCTTCTTTAGTAGTAGTTTCAGTTGGAGCTGGAGGAGTAAGCATTCCAGAATAATTAGTAGTATCTGTTGGAATAGTTGGGAAAGTAATAGGAGTTTGACCTTGTAAATTGTTAGCAGAAATAGCAGAAATACCAGCATTCATTAAGTTTGCTTCTCCAGTAGTCATGGTACCAGCATTTTTTCTCTTTAATACTTCTCCTTTTAAATTTTCTATCTCTTGTGTTGTTGCCATAGTTTTTATTTATAATCCCAAGATTTATTGGTTTTATCGTAGTAATAAATTCTCTTTGTTGCTCCACTAACGTAGAACTTAATCTGATCTTTAAACTTCATTGGTTCTGCTGTCGGTACTGATGATACTGTTTCAAAGAATCCGAATATATCTTGTACTTTATATAGAGGAACTGGATTTACACCATCATCTATTTCTTCCATTTCATTTGTGTATTCTTTTGTCATATTTTTTGTGAATAATCCTCTTGAGGAATACCATAAACACTAACTCTTTGAACTATTACGTCTCCTGTTTCCCCCTGATTGATTTCTAAATAAGCCTTTAAGTCTATAAATTCTGTAACTCCACTACCTATTGATAGAATTGGATTAAATATTAAAGTTTTCTTTGCTCCATTAACTGCATATGATTTATCAGTTGCTGCCATTACTACGTTACCTTCTCCGTTAAATACTGATAATGTAACCTTATCTCCTGTACCTAATGATTCCTTAAGAACTACTTTAGCATAAGAGAATGTATATGGTTGAGGTAGTGAAGTTGTAACTGATTGTAATTGAGATATTGTCCTAGTTGAACCTGAATTTAATAGTATTACTTTGGGAGTATTAGTTCCTGTGTCTAACCCTGTTAAGAAGTATGGCCCTGAAGTTCCTAATGCTGAATGTAAATTATCATTATCTGTTGATCTAAATGGAGTAAATAAAATATCTTTACCTACTTTTGAACCATAAGCATAAACATAAGTAGGAGATGTCCAGTAAAGAATACCATCCTTTGTTACTACTTGATTTGCTCCAGTTGGAAGTTTAGAAGTAGCTAATGGGAATATTAACTTAGGTGGAGTAGCTGAATTACATACCCATAAACCAGAAGCACCTATGACAACTACTTTACCATTAACATATCTAGCCGCAATAATACTTGAATCTGGAATATCATAAATAATTGTTGCTCTACTTGAGATATTATCCCAGAAGAATACTTTACAAGAAGCTGTTGATATAGTTGAACCATATAGGTTATTATCAGCTACTATAATTGTATATATTCCATCACTTGTAATGTCTTTAGGTCTGAATGAAGTATCTGCTATTGTAAAAGCATTTGATACATTACCTGCTGTACCAGTAACTAAAACTATCTTACCTATTGATGAAGCAGTATTATTTGTGTAGTAAAGTTCTCCATCTGCTCCCATTCCGAAAGCAACAGGAAAATCAAATCCTCCTGAAGCTGCACTAGTTAAAATTTCAACATCACTAGTTCCAGTAGTTGATACTGATCTAATAGTATTGTTAGCACTGCAATAAACTACTTTACTATCGTGATAAGTCATTCCTGAATGTTTTATTGCCCCACCATGACCAGTATCTATATTACCTGAATAATCCTCTACTGTATTATCTAGTAATTTAATCTTGTAGAAACATTTAGTTCCAGTATCTGCTCTATCACCTAAAGCAAATACATATCCATCAGCAGAGTAAGCAACAGAAGTAAAATGTTTAACTTGAGTAGTTATTGTTGAAGCGTCTAAAGTAACAGGAGCTAAAGAACCTCTTAAATAACCCATTGTATCAAAAGGGTCAAAGTTGTAAGCATAATCAAATAGTCCACCCAATGCTAAACCAGATTGTATAGACAATCCTTTCATCCAGTCAGTTCCTTTTAATTCTAATATTTTAGTTGGGTTAGCCATTTTAGCTGTTTATTATATTTAACTTTGTTGTTGAAGTTGATATACCGACTTTTTTAGTATTAGTTCCAACACTTAATCCAATCGTTCCAGCAGTATTTTGTAAATAATATGGTTTAGAAAGAGCATTAAGACCTGTTAAGCCACTAAATTCACCACCTATCGTTACATTAACTGAAGCTCCAGCATTAGCATTGGCATTAGCAAAACCGATAAAAGTATCGTATAAATTATAGAATTGATTAGTTGAATTGGCTGCCGAAGCTGGTACTGCACATAAATCTCCAGTTACTGCTGTGTAAGGTGTTAAAGATACTACTCCGAAGAAACCAGATGATAATGTACAAGATACTGATTGAATAGGGAATACTGCTGAACTTTGACCAGAATAAATAAGAGTAGAGTAATTAACTTTGTTAGCATAATACCAAGTTCCACTAGGAGTATTTTGTGTTGCTCCAATAACCATTGCACCATCAGTAGTTGTAGTAACTGCTGCTGTTGTACCAGTTCCGATTGCATTTGCTTCTGGTTGATCTGATTGTTTAACATTGTAAACTGAATAAGCAGTTATTCCAAATTGAGTACTAGCAGAAGAACTAACAACAATATTGTGAGTACCTGTATCGGGATTATTTAAGTAAAAAATATAACAATATGCTCCTGATGTAGATACTTGTGTCATCGCAACACCATTATAAGTAACTCCACTTACTGCGTGATTAGTCATTGCAAACACTACTAATCCTCTATTAGAATTATTTGCTACAGTAAAAGCAGTAGTTAGATTTGTAGTAGATAAAGCACCATCAGCTAATGCTGTATCAATAGCGATAGCACTTGAAGTATATGGAGCAATACAAATTGCTTGACCTGCTGTTATTGCTGGGCCTGCTGTGTAAGATGAAGAAACTGCTAATCCTGTTAATTGACTTCCATCAACTGCTGGTAATTTACCTGATCCATCTAATCTTAAACATTTTCCTGCTCCACTTGTACCTGTATCGTCATTAGTAACATATTTATTAGTTCCATTGGGAGTTCCAGTACCAGCTAAAGCAGCCACTCTGTCTGCAGTAACTGTTGCCAAGCTAACTGGTGAAACTCTATTGTCATTATCTCCGACAGCGATAGGTTCGGTAGCACTTACAGGGGCTGTAGAAAGCCTTAAAATGCCCTTTGTAGAGGTTGTTGATAGCAATGTAGTACTTACAGCCTTAGCAGTTCCCGTAACTGCAGATAACTTGTAATCGTGAGAAGTTGTTACTGCTGAACTATCCTTTCCTACTTTTGCTTCTAGGGCCTCTAAAATATCATTAGCATTTATGTGTTGTGTTGAATGTGAAGGGTTGTTTAAAGTATCCGTTGCTTGTGGATTTGTAAGGGTATCTAAATTTGTAGGAAAATTGGCCATATTTAATGTTTAGTTTCGTAACTAAAAGATATATTATCGTCGTACTTAACTAATAATGAATCGTACTCTATCTCTGATTCGTCATAAGTATGTCTATCTGTCTGATCTAATGTAAAAGATGAACTATTTTTACTTGGTGATGTATATGTATCTGTGTTTTTAGCTTCTAAAGAAATAGAAGAGCTGTTCTTTGTAGGGGCAGTGTATGTAGATGTATTTTTAGTTGGGTATGCCATATTATCTACAAGATTCTATATTCATATTAAGGTTTCTCTTTACATCGTCATTCCTATTTGCGTAATCACCTTGTAATTGTAGTAATCTTCTTTCAAATATTGCTGTGTATCTATCTGCTAAATCAGTATTTATAGGCATTAAATAGGCACTAGAAGCGTCATAAGCTAGTAAATCGTGATAACTATCAATGAATCCTGGCTGTTGTGTTGTAGAGGCTACTGTAAATTCTGTTAGTGATCTCTGGAATGTAATCTCCATACCTCCAGTTGTTGTAATTCCAGTAGGCAAGAAGTTAAATCTTACACTATTACCAATCAATCTGTATTTAGTTGGAAAACCTGTTGAATCAGACTCTTTTTCGTCTGCATCCATTACAGTTAGTTCACTCCACTCACTATTAGAGTTTTTAATCCTTATTCGGTTAATCTTGTAAAGAGTAGAAGCATTACCTCCTGAAGTAGCGGCTGGTAAAGTATAATCCCTCTGTGAGGCTACTAAATTGATTGTAGCGATAGGAAAATCAGTATAGTTAGAATCATCCCACTTCCAGTTCTTATCAACCCTTAAAAGAGCCATAGCAACCTTTTTGTATGCTTGGTTAATATCTCCTGTAAATTGCAAGAATAGAGTTGCATCGTTGGTAATTCCACCATCGCCTAATTTGCAAAGTCTTTCTGCGAACTGTACTATTCCATTTTTACTTACTGTATTATTAAAAGTCATTTGATTTTAATTTAATTCTCTCATCTTAATCCTCTAAAAAAGAGGACTAAGGGAAAGAACTAATTGTGAGATGTTGGGTGAGCATTAATCCAGTAAGTTGTTGAACCAACCTTAACTGCAATTTTAACTCCATTACCATCTGCTACTGTTCCTGAATTAACTACTCCTGTACCTTCACTTAAGGCAAACAATGTTGCGTAAGCTGCACCACTTACTAAGAAGGCTTGGTCAAGAACTACATCTGTAGTATCCATCCATAAACCTTGATGACTACCAGTTACAGTTCCACCACCATCCATTGTAATCAATAGACCAGATACTGTTCCTACTACTGTTTTACCAGTTGTTACACTTGCTTTAGCGCTAACACCACAAAGATTACCATTATTAGCACCTCCATTGTTAGCTGTTAAATCTCCTGTTAAAGCAATATGTCCTTGAACACCATAAGCATCAAAACAGTTATAAGGAACTGTCGTACTTACTAACAATCCTTGTAATTTGTTATTTACTGTTGCTGCGGTATTTTTACAACCAATAAATGCTGCCATTGAACTTGAATCAGCAGTTGTTTTATTAGTTCCTGTTGACATATTACTTGTAAAAGCAATGTTGTCTAACAAAGAAGTATCAACTACTGGAGTACCATAAACACCTACTCCCAATGATGGTTCGGTGTATGATGCTGGTTGAGTAGTGGTAACAAATCGTGCTGCTGTTACTGTTCCACCGAATGTTGGGTTGTACCCATTTGGAACTGCCATGATTATAATTTACTTAATTTTGCTAATAGCTCTGGTAATTTTCTTGCAAACTTTTCAGGTCTTGATGTTCTCCTGTAAGATTCAATTAAACTTTCCATAGCTTTATAAGCTTCAGACCTTACAACTGCGACTTCAGGAGTAGGTTCTGAAACTTGAGGAGTTTCTACTGGTTGTTCAACTACTGGCTCAATTACTTGTTCTGTTGGTTGTTCAACTGGTAAGGTTTCCTCTACCTTTTCTTCTTTAACTACTTTTGCTTTTGCCATATTTTAATACTTTATAATTATCTCCTTCTTGGGGGAGTATGAGACAGGAATCGGTGGAAAGCCTGTCCCAAACCCCCTAAAGAAGGGGGATTAAGACTTAGGCTACTAAGGTAATATCGATAATAAGGTCATACTTTGTGACCCAAGCTTTGAATCCGATTGAAGCATCCATACAGATTTCTTTTCCTGTCTTTCCTGTTACTCCCTTTTCATCCCAAGTAATGTTTCTTGGAGCTGCATAAGTTGTAACATTCTTTACTCCGAATACTCTGTGTCCACTGTTAGTCCAAGTCTTTGTACCAGAAGCAGTTGAAGTTGTTTCGTCTGCGAAAGTTCCACTTCTAACTACATAGATGTCAATTCCCATATAACTAGACATAAATCCATTCTTCAAAGCTGCATCAGCGAATGAATATCCGTTTGTAGCTTGAGCTTGAACGAATCCTGGAACATCTGTGTTCTCAATAATCAAGAACAATCCTTTGTAAGCATCAGCATAACCAGCTACCTTTGAAGCAAGGTTAGACATAATTACATTGATGTTAGCAGCAGTTGTGAATCCACCACTTGGAGTTGAATAAGTTCCGTTAGCATCTTCACATAAACAGTTGATTACCCATTTATCAATAGCTGTTGCGATTGAATAGTTAATCTCATCTTGTCTGTTAGCAAACAAATCAAATCTTGATAACAAAGCTTCAAAGTTGTAAACGTGTTCACCGATAACTACTTCATCAGCAACTGTTAATGTGTCATCAGTTGTAATGAATGTTGCAGGTGTGTAAGTTCCAGCTAAAGCCTGAACTGTTGCTGTTGGTTGAGAACCATAAGGGTTCTGAATTGTCTTAGAGTTAGATCTGTCAACCTCACAAACCTTCTCTGCTACTAAAGCTGCTCTTAACAATGTGTCTAGAGAAGCACTTCTGTACTTGTCCCTATATGTTTTTGTACTAATTGTATTACTCATTTTTTTATATTTACTAATTATACCTATTAGCAAATATGTTTACCACCATATATCTATTTGCCCATTTTCTTTCTAAGTCTAGCTTGAGCTAATTCTAATGGGTCATCTGGGAAGATTCCTCTTTCAGTATTAGCAAGTATAGAATCATCAGAAAGTTTTGACGAACTTCTTTTAGATACATTTACATTGGCTGCAGTTGCAACTGTTCTTTTCTCATCATTGAGCTTAAGAATAGCTTTTAACTTATCATCTTTAAGGGCATCTGAGATAGATATTCCCTTAAATTTGGCATACTCTGTAACCTCTAAAATGTCATCATCGGCTATATTTGCCCTTGTGATAGCAATTACATCCATTGATGTTAGTTCTGTCTTGTCCTCTACTTTTGCTGTCTTAGCAGCACTTTCAGCCTTCTCGGCCCTGATTTTTTGATTCTTAGCAATTTCCTCTGCTTTTATTGCTCTCTCTTCTCTAGCAGTGAACTCTTGCTCTATCAACTCTGCTTTCTTATCAGCTATTAGTTGGTCTTTTTCTGTATCTTCTAAACCTTCTAAAGATGATTGAAATTCAGTGTCTCCGTCTAACTTTTCTTGAATTAAGGCATTCAAGGTAACCTTGTTTTCATTTTCCATATTAAGCTGTTTTTAAGGGACTTACGCTTGTCCCGATTTATTAACCTATTTATTACTGTCTTTTGATTCTCTTAATTTTCTTTCTTCTTCGGTCTCTCTATTCTGTTCAGCGAGAGTCCTTAGTTGAACTAGTTGATTCTCTGTGAAGCCTATAATTGTATTCCTCGCTACATTATTGATATAGGTTTCAGTTTCGTCTGGCTTAATTCCTACCATTTCACTTAATCTTATTTTGCCGACCTTATTAGTATCTTTTAAAGTTTCTAACTGTTGATCTATGTAATCAATCGCTATCTTATTAGCTTGTAAGTGTGGATATGCTTCTGTTGGTGTCATCTTATCAATCGGTAGTATCATCCATAAGTCTATCTCTTGACCTAATGGGGCTTCTGAATCTAGTTCTGGTAAGAAAGTCTTACGCATTACCTTATTTAGCTCATCTTTACCCTTAAAGACTAGTAAGATAGCTAAGTCTACTGCGCCGAGAGGCATTTGAAGCATTACTTTTCTAACTGCTATCAATAACTCGTAATTATCTAAGAAAGTTCCTTTGATAATATCTAATTCACTATCACTGAATCTCATTACTTGTGTTTGTTGTGCCATAACCTATATTATTACCTATTTATATGAAACTGTTGCTGATATTGAGGTACCCCCGACTGTAAAATACAATCCATTCTCAAATTCTATGTTATTAAATGTTATTTGAGAGCCGGCCGCTGGTGTATATGTATTAAGTAACAACCTTGCGTCTGCACCTGCCCCAGAAGCCATTACAGTGCTTGTAAAGGCATAGTTAGCTAGTGTTGTAGAGGTAGCGATTGCATTTCCACTTACTCCCAATACTCTTGCGTTAATTACTTGAGTGTTAGCAGTATTTGTTGTTGCTTCTACTTGAGTATTAACTGTTGTACCTGTTGAATAGTCTGTACCAGCTAAACCTGATTGATTGATAGCCTGTTTAAGATTATCTAAAAATGTTTCCTCATTAGTTACCCATATAACTTGATCTGCTACTGCACTAGCTCCCGATGTTTCAGATAAATTAGTAACTACTGTATATACTCTTGAACCAATAGTTATTGTTGCTCCTGCTGTTGTTACTGATGCTGTGGCATCTCCTAATGTTCCACCTGTCCAAGACAATGTTGATTCATTAGTTGTTGTTACTAAGGCATTCAAAGTTGCTGTTGCTGTTGTCCCTACAACTGTTCTAGCAACTATTACTTGTGTTGTGTCGGTATTTGTAGATGCTACGAAATAAGTATGTGCCAATGTTCCAGCATAGTATTCTGTTCCTGCTGTTCCTGAAGCGTTAATTGCTGCTTTTAAGTTATCCAATGTTACTGCTGCACTTGCTCCAATTTGTACATCATAAGCGGCAGCCATTGTTGTTTTAAACCTATAAGTAATAGCACCAATAGTTACAATCTTACCATCAGTTACGTTTGTACCATTACTTGTTAGTGTTGTACTTCCGTGTACTGCTGGGACACAAGCACCAGAACTTGTTAAGGTTGTAGTTGCTCCTGTTGAAGCTTCAGTACCATCGTAAATAACTAAAGTACCTGAACTTGTTGCTGTGGTAAGTATTCCTCTTAAAACACCTTGACCAACTTTAAGCGCACCTGATTCAGTAACTACTTTACTTGTTGAACCTGACAACTCTCTTTGTATTATATTTTCTGCCATATTATTTATTATTATTTACCCATAGCCATTGGCTGTGCCATTGCTGGACTAGGATTGTTTTTAATTGATGATAATTCCATTTCGCTTAATTCTCCTGTTGCATTTAATAACTTATTAACTGCTATCTTAACTGCTGGATTAGTCTGCATAGCTTGAGCAATATTCGGATTAGAGAATAGGGAGATAAAGCTATTAAGAGTAGTAAGAACAGTATCTTTGTTGGAGTTCTCATCAGTTATTTCTACCTTTGCTCCCCATTCAAAGTCTTTAAATAGTTCTTTCCAAGTCTTGTTAGGTTCATCAGAAGGCTTTATGAACCTTTGCTCTCCCATACTTTGAAGTTCATTACTGACATTTTGTGTTTCTTCTTCCATCATCATCGCTTGATCTTCTTGACTAGGTAGTTCCTGTCCTGTTTCTCCTCGCTTAATGACTTCTTCTACTAATCGTCTATTAGTTCTTCTAATTGGTTCATTCTTCAAGTAAATCTCATCAATCTTGTCTATCCCGTAAGTATCTAGGGTTGCAACTACCTCATCAGTAGTATCAAGTTGTTTAACTAAATGTGGAATGATATATTTTCTCATCATTTCCTCTAAAGCTAAACCTTTATTCTGTTTCATTAGCTTGAATAATGAGTGGCTTTCAGATAATAACATTTCTGTTTGTCTATAAGGAGTTCCAGAAGGGGGAGTATCACCTAACATCGCTTCACTAACACCGGCAATCTCATTACTTAAACTATTCCATTGATTACTCTGATTCATTAGAGCTGTAATATCGTGTGAGTTGTTGTTTAACTGTGATAGTTGTCCATTAGGAATATTCTTATCCCAAATCAAGAAGTCTCCATTGTCTAGTGAAGTTAAAGCGTTTAAACCAACGAATGAAGGATCACAAGTCTGATAAATAATCTTTGAAGCTTGGTCTAATTGGTCTTTAATAGCCTTGGCTGTGTGATTGACCATCCATTGATTCTCAAATAAAGACTTAACTGAACCAGTAGAAAGAGTATATCCATCAGCTTTAATCAAGTGAGTAATGAAGTAATGGTCAATATCTTCTCTACCCTTAACAAGCACAAAGTCATCAAACTTTCCTTCTTCTTTTGAAGCTACGAAAGATATAACTTGCATTTGCTGGACATATTCTTCGTCTTCTTCATCTCCAGTAATCCAAGCTAACGGTAATTCTCCGTGAGTTTCGTATAGTCTAATATAATCACTATTGTTGTCTTGTTTAGTATTTCCATCTAGTAACTTTCTTTCTGAAACTGCAGCGATTAAGTTTTCAACCATTTCCTTATCATAACCTTTTCTCCTTCTTAATTGTGCCGGAGTTAATTCTAGTATCTCAATCTTAGGATTACCTTCAAAGTCAATTGTATCAACTATCATCTTCTGCCAAGACATATTCATAGCATAAAGAACACCATCCTTTTCAATAAACTTAGAGATGTAAGAACCATATCCAGCTAAACCTAAACCCCAGTCATTAAGGAATTGACCAAAGTTTACTCTGTCCATCCATTCGTGAAGTTTAGCATTGGCTAAGAAAGAAGATATTACATCAGCTCTTTTAGTTGCTGGTATTCTAATATCTTTTCTATCAATGTCAGTTGCCCTATACCAAACATTCCTCTTAGCTATTGAGATATTAAAGAAAGGTTTTTCTCTATCTTTTGAGTCAGTAGAACCAGATGTATGTTTAGAATTAAGGTAAGCGTCAATCGTGTTTACTTCTTCATACATGTTTAAATCCACATACTTTGATTGTGTGGTAGTTCCGTTGACATAATTTCTTTCTGCTGACCTTACTAGTTCTCCAATATTTGAGTTTGTTTCAATTTCCATATAATTAAAAAGGGAACACCGATAATTGGTGTCCCCTTGGAGTAGGATAGACTTTTAATTTGAGTTTATTGTAAACCCACAAAAGATTATTGTCAAGCTTTAAGTTTTTTAATTATTCCTTTTTCCTCTAATTTATACCAGTTATACCATACTTGCCTATTAAAATTACCCAACACCCAAGCAAATATCTCATCGTGTTTACTTTTTTCTAGTTTAGTAAAATCTTTATACTTGTATTTAAACCAATAATTAGTTGCGTGACAACATTCGTGAGCAATAATTCCAGAAGTGCAATAATTTACTACTAGCGAAATAGATCCTAACTCGTCTTTTTTTATTCTTTTAGTCCTACCGTTTTTACTAACTAAATATCTAGTTGTATGCCTACAAACACCTAAATAATGCTTACCACCATCATATCCATCTTTTCTATTCCAATCATACATTTCTTCTCTTGTAGAGAATATATAACACCAATAGAACTTTTTGTCCTTTTCAGTTTTAAGTTTAAATCTTACTTTCATTTTCTCTTTAAAGGTCTGTAATATCTATCAGTCTTTATGCTTGAGATAGTATTATCATCTATATTATAATTGATATTAGCTGTTGAAGTATCTAAATCAAAGACTCTACCCTTAATCATTTCAGTTATTCGGTAATTAGCTAGGGGATTACTACGCATAAAGAGTAATATCTTAGCTTCTTCTTCTGTAAGGATAAAAGTTATCATCGGTTTGAGTTTAATTTTTTATTAGCTTCGTTGCGTAAGAAGATTTCTTTCTGTTGCTCTATTATCTTTCCCATATCTTCTCCTTGAGGAGATATATCATTTCTTAATTCAAACCAAGCCCTATAAATAAAAGTATCTCCAATATCAGGCGATCTACCTAATTCTTCTTTAACATCTTCTTTAGGCTTAATTTGTTTCTTACCATCACTATCAACATTCTTTTGTCTTAATAATGATGTTAATTCTTCGATAATCTGCTCTCTATACTCTGGTATCTTGAAGGCTATCTTATGCTCATTGATTAGTTCTGCTAACTTAAAAGCACATTGAGTCTTTAAATTAGTAAAATTAGTCTTTGGTATTAGTGGACTCTCAATCTTACTCAATCTACCCCTTATCTGTGAAGCCGTCTGTAAGGGCGTAGAATTAGCTACAAAGCCCTTTACACCGAATAAGTGATCAACTACACCACCACCTATTCCATCCTCATCAATCATTATGTTTGAGTATGGTATCTTTTCAGCACTAGCATAATCTCTAATAGTCTGTTCTGTTACATCAGTTGATTGCTTTTGAAAGACTTCTATCTTGTAGCATTCTAATCCATTCCAAAAGTTTAATACCGTTGCATCTCTTCCTTGTCTTGCTACATCAACTATTAAATACTTCTGACCATCTTTGACTATTGTATTACTAAAAGCATCAGTTAAAGAATCAAAGGTTATTAGTGAATCTTTAGTTTCGTCATAATCCCAATCTCCTTCCCATAGTCTTTGTCTTCTTACTAAATCTTTCTCATTTTTTAGAGCATTGATATAGTCTGTCGGTAAGTAAGGATTATCAGTTGCAAAGGCTTGAATATACTTACGATTCTTTGGCAGTATTCCTTGCTTATCTAAATCTACAAAGTCCCTTTTGAGATAACCTTTCTTTGGATTAGCTGTTAGTAATATCTTTCTCTTTAATTTATACACATCATTCTTCCACCTACCAACTGATAAGGAAAGATTACGATGTGCTACTTCTGATATTTCTCCAGCTTCTTCTTCCCAACCTCTAGTCATTTGCATACTACCAAATCTTTCAAATAAAGGATCTGATGGAACTTCGCTACAACTAATTAAGAATACTTTAGAGCCATTGTAAAGATCAAAGACATTATCCTGCCCATTGAACTTAGCATAGTCATCAAACTTAATCCCCCAGTTCTTAAATACTTCGTGGATAGTTGGAATAGTGAACTTTCTTAAATCAATAAGTTCTTTACGAGCTATGAAGTAATGAGTGTCTGGATATATCAAAGCATCACCGAATATGAGTGATGCCCCTAAATAGCTTTTTCCGCCCGCCTTGGCACCACCATATAAAAGTTCCTCTGTTTCATTGTCTATCCAAAAAGAAGCAGCTTGTAACTGCTTTTTATTCTTTGTTAGAAATGTTAGTTCCATCTTCTTGTATTTTCATACCTGTTATCTGACTAATCTCTATTGGCTTACCGTCTTTACCTGTTAGTTCATTCCTTTCACTCCAATCATCTTTACCTAATGATTTAGAAACTGTCTTACTAACATCAACAACTATTCTCATTACATCAGGTTGTATCTTACCTTCATCGTTTTCCCATTCTACATCTAAAGCTCTATCAAGATTTCTTTCTGACTTCTGGAGCATTCCTTTAAGTTTTAATTTCCGAAGTCTTTCATTGAACCATCCTTGAAGTGTTATGTTTCTTGAATGGTCTTCTGAATATCCTGCTTCTATGGCTGCTTTATAGGCGTTTTCTATGCCTACTGCTATTCCTTTAACGTAATTATCCCAGCAAGTTTGTTCTCTGGGATCACTTGTAGTTCCGTTAGCTCCGAAAGGATTTGGTTTTACTTCTTCTGCCATAGTGTTTTTAATAATCTTATTACTGGCCTTAGCCAGTGTATAAAACTACTTCTTATATCTTTTATTGACCCCATAACTATCTGTTCTGGTATGGCAATCTTTACAAAGAGTTAATCCATTATTGATATTCCATAATTCTTCACAATTTAAGGCTTGTTCTATTGTCTTAATATTATATTCTTCTAAAATAATAGAAAGTTCTTTAATGTGGTGAACAACTAAATTACCACCTTTTTTATCACAATCCTGGCAAGTAAAGTTATCCTTTGTAAATACATCTGACCTCCATTGACGATATTTATAAGACATTCTTAGTTTATTTAAGAATGGGGATATTCCACCCTTCCAATTCCATTGATTTTCTCCGCTATTTTTACCAGCCATAGAATTACTTATTTTTCTTCTGGTTTCATACGAAAAAATATTACCTTTCATTTGTTTCCTTACTTTTTCTTTGTGTTCTTCACTTCTAGTATATTTACCTGTCATCATCTCTGGATTTCTTTTATAAATACCTTTTGGCATAACTTATTTCTTACCTTTCTCTTGCTTATCCTCTATCTCTTTAACTTCAGGGATTACTTCGGCTTCTTCTACTTTCTCTACTGGTACTTCTTGATTGTTTGGTACAACTTGACCACCAAAAATAGCTTTTACTAAATCATTGAAAGCATTTACTTCAGCTCCTTTTAGTTCTACTCTTGCTAAGAAATTATCTAGGTTTTTTAATTGCTGTTCGTTTAAGTTTATCATAGTGTTTATATATTTATTACTTATATTTTAACCCTTTAATTACTGTTTGTCAAATTATTATCCGACCTTTTATATATCTTTTTAGGCTTAACTAAAGATTCGTAATATTTATAGTTCTTGTTGTCATATTAAAACTTTTTTGTTGTGTATGCTTCTGCATCATATAAAGCATCACTTACTTTTACTAATAAATCACCATATTTCTGGTCTAATTTTTCTTTTTCTCCAAACCAGAAAGGACAACTATTTTTATTCATTAGTGATTTGATAATATTATGGCAAAGCCTTAATTCGTTATAGTGCTTTTCCCATTGTCGTTCGGTGTTTGGTCTGCACGACTTAAATCTTCTTGCTCCTTCTCAATAGCTTCTTTTTGTTGGGTGAGGATTTTATGAATAAAAACTAATGAAACATTTGGGTCTGTAACCATTTCTCCATTACTTCCAACACACATTCTCTTAAACTCCTCTATCCAATCATTTGGGGTGGGGGTTTTACCTTTTTCTAAATCAGTTAATCCA